GGGGGGAGGACATTTCACGGGCATTTTCGGGGATTCTTACCCCCAACTGAAAGCCGTCCAGGGCAGGCGAACCGGGGCGTTTGGCGCAAATTTGGCGCACGCCACGGCTCCTTCCGGACGTTTTCCTTCCACCAATATACTTATCGTTTTGCATTAATCTTTTAATGTTTCCAAAATTTTGTTATGTTTGCAGAAAAGATCTATATGAGAAAGTATTTCGAAATAGACTCAAAAGAGTTTCCTCCCAAACTTGTGGATCTGGCTTATGAAGAGGCGAGGGCCGCACTCAGGAACGACTTCGATGCCATAGCCAAGACCCAGCAGCAGGTTCAGACTTTTTTGGGATGGTATCTGGCTGCCATCGTTTCCCTCATCGGCATCCTTGTCGGAACATTGGCCAGTCAAGAAGGATCTTTGCTCGTGATGCTGATGACCGCTTACGGCATAGTGGCATTATCTGTTCCCGCCGCACAGATGTGGTTTGGCGTCCTGTACAATGTCACGGTTTATCCTGAAGGAGGCGAACCGAGTGTGTTGCTATCCGAGGAAGCCTTGGACTGGCTGAACGGATATCCCAAAGGCGAACAGGCACACTTCCGGAAACTTGCATATCTCGTGGACCTTGATGAGAGGCATAAGAAGAATACCGAGCTGAGGAGAAGGATGTGTTCCGCCTATCGGGTCGGGTTGACTATGACCTTAGCCGGAATAGCGTTAGGACTGGTTCTTCTCATCGGCCTGTGCATATTCATCTTTTAACCGGAACATCATTCAACTCCGATGGCGGCGCAGGTGGAGGCAGTGTCGGAACCGGCTGGTTCTTCGGTGAGGATGCCGGGATTTTGCCTGATTGATAATTTTCTTTACTCATAGTCGTTATTGTGTGTTAATCCTAAACTTGGGCTATAGACAAGCTTTATATCTACGTTAATTGTTTTGTAACATCAGGGAAAGGCCACGCCGCGATGTGGGGCCTTTCTTATTGTTTTTCGAGGATGGAGAGGAGACGGCCTATCTGGGCGTCCTTCTCCTTGATCTGGGCGTCCTTCTCCTTGATCTGGGCGTCCTTCTCCTTGATCTGGGCGTCCTTCTCCTTGATGCGCTCGTCGAGGAGCTCGATCTGGGCGCGGAGGACATCGGGGCTGTCGGAATAATATTGGCGGTTGTCGATTGTATTGCCAATATTATTGTTGCTATTGATAAATCCCTGATTATTGTCGGCAAAATGGTGGAAGCCTGCTCTAAGCATATCCCCCTCCCCTGTCATCAGCCAACCACGATCAATTTCAGGAAATACAGATAAAATCTTATTCGCCATAGCAGGCGAAATAGACTTGGTTTTACCTTTAAGTATGTCATAGATAGCCTGCGGACGGTCAAGGCCAATCCGTTCTGCGAGTTGTTTTGCGTTCAACTTGGTGTATGCCAACACCTTTGCGATCACTTCTGTCATAGACCAAAATAATTTTTTAAGAATATTTCTGTAAAACTTCTTGCTAATACAGATTTTATCTGTATATTTGCTGTGTAAACACAAACGCAATACAAATGCAATACAGCATCAAATGAGCGAAGATAACAATAAAATATTCAGAAAACAAATGAGTTATGAGCGTAGAAGATCGAATGGAAAGGACAACGGTGGGCATCTGGAGGGTGCTTGCGGTGGTGATCGCGGTGACGTTGATGGTGAACGCGGTGCAGGCGGTTGCGGGGAAGGCGGAGTTCGCGTGGTGGCACCTGGGGACGCTGGGGATAGCGCTGAGCTACGGAGAGGCTGGAGAGGTCGTCACAAGGCTATGTGCAATCGCAAGGCTTTTGAGGCTGAGATGGAATGGCTGTTCAATCCGGAAAGCAATCCGGACGCGTGGATGCCGAAGAACACAGTTGTGACGGAAAGTGTTCGGAGAAACTGATAAGATATTCATTGGTTATGGAAAACTACGATGTAAACAGGGACAAGTTCCTTGATTTGATGGCAAAGCACCATCTGGATGCTGGGGTGAACGTGGTGAGGCTCTGGAACAAGGCGCAGGAGGGTGAGGACATCAGACCGCTTGCGAGGGAGTTCATCGCTGACAGGCTTGGGCAGTGCCTTGCGGCTTGGGAGTGCGCCGCCGGTGTGTGGAGACTTGACAAGGGTGGGATGCCGGAGCGTGATCCCGGGAAGTGGAACTGGGATGAGCTTGTGAAATTCATTATGGTGACGCTTGAGGAGGATGTGGTCTGATATGTTGGTTATTACATAGTGGAAGGAGTGATGCTGGTCGGTGTGGTTGCGTTGTACTGGTGGGCGTTCAAGGAGGATGACGATAAGTAATAGGTCTTGGCAAATCCATCAACGAGGTCCTGAGATGACCGACCAAGCGTAGCGCCGTGAGGCGTGAACAATTCCGCGATGCTCCGTGGGGAGCGACTTAAAAGCTAGCAAATAACCTTTTTTGTCGAAAATCATAAGTTAAACTTCCGGTTCGAGTCCGGCGCGGGATCTCAGTTTTATCAATTCAATTACGGCGTTAAGGAGCGTCGGGCGGTGAGAGACCGTATGTTTAGTTAGTGTTGAGTTAAGTAAGTTTGGCAGCCGGGAAAGACCGGCAATTCCCCGGAAAGGGCAGGATATGGGTCCCTGCCGGCACGTAGGCAGACTTGCGTAGGATGTAAAGCCCAGGAGGGCGGGGTCTGCTCCGAAAGCGTCGCGCGATGTGAGCGGTTCGATTCCGTTCCCGGGGGCGAAATTGGTTAATCAGTAATATTATGAGTTCAATAGCACGAAAGATTCAGAACGGGTTGGCGCGGAAGACGGTCAACGGGATAATCAAATCACCAGCGGTGACGAAGACAGGAGAAGGCAAGAGGTACAGAGTGCAGCGGATACAAAAATTCACCGCGGCCAGACACTGCGGTGAATTGCTTGAAAAGCAGATAAGACACGACAACTGGAACTGATCCGGAATATGTCGGGCAAGGTCATTCGGGAGACTTTCCGGCAAGAGTTAGGATCGCCCGGTTGATGAACTCGGTCTTGTTGCCTTGATAGGAAGAGAGGAACGCGTCAACCTCGGGGGTGGACTGGAAGGTGTAGGACTTTCCGTGGGGCTTGGACTTGCGGCCGGCACCGGAACGGGCACCGCCCCAGGACGCGGACTCGGAAGGAGTTTGTGAAGATGACAGATTTTTGTTTTGCATACAATTTGTGTATTTTTGCAGCACCTACCAAAGGGGAGGCTGATCTCTCAGCCTCCGTTGGCGAACTAGATTGCGATTTCTATCGTGAATCTCAGTTTCCAAATCTTGATCGTAAATCTTGCGGACATACTTTTAAGACTTTGGTAGGTTTTTCTTACTCCCTTTCAAGCGTTTCAGATTCCTCTTTCGCGGCTCTCCCTGAACCGCAATACAAAGGTACGCATTTATTTTGAATTACACAATTATTTTTCAAGTTTTTTCTATTTATTTCATTAATATTCAATGACTAAATAGTTTCTTTTGACAACACTTGGAATAAATGACACGAGGTTGATTCCGGAGGCTTTGATGACGGTTCTGTTCGGGGATCCAGTCAACAGACAGAAGTTCTACAGGGCAATGCTTGAGGCGAATGACTTCGCGATGGATAGGGAATGGTTCCAACCCATCTACGAAGCGGAACTAAGCGAGCGTGTCGAGAATATTGGGGCACTCGGATATATCCACAACTCTGGATATCTATACCCACGCCAGTATGGACTCTAAGAGGGAGGCAATAAAAATCATAAGCAAAGGGCTGAAACTATTAGACTGAAATCAATAATATTCATTAGATATGGCAATCAAAGAGATTTGGGAGACCGCGGGCCAGAAACAGCGGAATGATTTGTTGACGTTGATCGTGATGGATGGGGTGTCGTACCCAACGGCATATTCCTGGTGCAACGGGACGAGGCGGCCTAAGCCGCTCTATCAGGAGAACATCAGGAAGTACGTCAAGGATGTCTTCGGGGTCGAGGAGTCCGTGGAGGAGTTGTTTCCTGAAAAGCGGTAGGCTATGTACGCCGACAAGGATTCAAGAGGCCTGATCTCGGTGTTCGAGATGGACAGGCCGGAATGGTCGGCACTCCGTGGGGCGTGCCAGATGGCCGTGCAGCTTTGGGAAGTCCAGTTGATGGAGTTCGCAGGGCTTGAACCGGCACGGATGCAGACTTGGGAGATCCAGCGCAAATGCCATCTTGAGCAGAACATCGGCATCGCAAGGAAGCTGATTTTCGAGATAGACCAGGCTAACGAGAGAGTGGACGATGATTCCTGCAAAAGGATATTCGAGAGTGCGGACAATGGCCAGGCCATAGATTTATTTGACTTATGATCCCCGACTATGTAAAAGACCAGATCAAGGAGCGGGACATCGTCTCGATCATCCAGGACGAGGGCGTGGAGCTCAAGCGAGAAGGCAGCCACTACAAATGCTGTTGCCCTTTCCACGGGGAGAAGACTCCTTCGTTCGTGGTGACGCCATCGAGGAATATGTACCACTGCTTCGGGTGCGGACGTACCGGCGACGCCATCAGCTTTGTGATGGAGAGGCGCGGGATGACGTTCTACGAGGCGGTGGAGCATCTTGCCGGACGGTTGGGAATCGACTACGAGAAGAAGGAGCCTACACCGGAGGAGAAGGCGGCGGAGTTCAGACGGTCGCAACTGATGACGGTGAACAAGCTGGCCTCCGAGTGGTTCATCCAACGGTACAAGGAATCACCTGGAGCCAAGGAATATGTCCTGAAGAAGCGCGGGATCAAAGCCGAGACCGCCGAGCTGTTCTGCATCGGCTACGCTCCAGAGAAAGGAGGCCTGAAACAGTACCTGACGGGACTTGGATGGAAGGAGGACGTGCTGCTTGCGGCAGGACTGGTCAAGAGGAACGAGGACACCGGGCAGGTCTATGACTCGTTCAGGCACAGGATAATGTTTCCGGTGTTCTGGACAAGCGGCTACATAGCGGGTTTCTCCGGACGGTACATCGGTGACAAGCCGGGCGTTCCCAAGTACCTGAACACCGGGGAGACTGAACTGTACAAGAAGAAGGGAATCCTTTTCGGGTGGCTCCAGGCGAATATGCAGATCTACGCCACGAAGCAGGCTTACCTTGTCGAGGGCAATCTGGACGTATGCCGGCTGCACGAGATCGGGGTGAAGAATGCCGTGGCTCCGTGCGGAACGGCTTTGACTCAGGACCAGATCGACCTGCTGAAATCCAGGGCCGAAAGGGTCACGATCATCGGGGACACAGACGAGGCCGGTATCGAGGCGGTCCAGAAGAACGCCAAGCTGATGACGGAGGCGGGGCTTTCGGTCAGTGTGATGGAGTTGCCGCCGGAGCTTGGCAAGGATGCTGATGAGTTCTTCCGGACACATCAGCACGAATTTGACGAATGCAACCTCCAGAGGACGAACGATTATATTCCTTGGATCTGCAAGAGATGGATGGAAGCAGCCGCTTCGCAGACGGAGAAGGCCGCCGTGATCACCGAGGTCTGCAAGCTGCTGGCCAAGGTGCCGGACCAGAGCACGGCTGATATGTACCGGGAGACCTTCACGAAGGCCTACAAGTTCGGAAGGATCTGGAACCAGGAATATTTCAAGGCCAAGAATGATCAGGAGCGGGCGGAGGCGAAAGAGGACGGAACCAAGGAGATGCTCCAGAACTATGGCTTCTACGTCAAGAACAACTGCTACTATGGGGCTTCAAGATCCGGGAACGATGTGAGGTGGAGCAACTTCACGATGACTCCGATCCTGCACATCCGGGACGAGAAGAACGCAAGGAGAATCTTCACGCTGCGGAATGTCAAGATGCAGGAGGCTGTGGTGAAGCTGAACCAGAGCGAGCTCGTGTCGTTCACGGATTTCAAAACGAGGGTCGAGACGGCCGGGAACTATGTCTGGGAGGCAACGGCCAACGAGCTTACCTCACTGAAGAAGTTCCTCTATGACGGCACGCCTTCGGCTGATGAGATCAAGCAGCTGGGTTGGCAGAAGAAGTGGGGCTTCTATGCCTGGGGCAACGGCGGCCTTGACAACGGCACGTTCAAGCCGGTGGACAAGTACGGAATCATCGACATCAAGGGTCAGAAGTTCTATCTTCCTGGTTGCGCGCTGGACACAAGGGACAACACCCAAGGCTACCAGCTGGCAAGGAAATTTGTCTATACGGAGGCTAACACCATCACGCTGCGGGAATATTCAGAGAAACTCATCACCGTGTTCGGGGACAACGCCAAGGTGGCGCTTTGCTTCCTGTTCGCGTCGCTGTTCAAGGACGTTGTGACATCGGTGACAACATCGTTCCCCATTCTGGATCTGTTCGGCCCGAAGGGCACGGGAAAGTCGGAGCTGGGTCATTCGCTGACTTCCTTCTTCGTGACGGGCAACATCGCGCCGAACATCAACAACACGACCAAGGCGGCTCTTGCCGAGGCGGTGGCGGAGGTGAGCAACGCGGTGGTGCATCTCGATGAATATAAGAACAACCTTGATCTGGAGAAGCGGGAGTTCCTTAAAGGAATATGGGACGGCGCGGGGCGTTCGAGGATGAATATGGACAACGACAAGAGGCGCGAGACCACGGCTGTGGACTGCGGGGTTGTGATGAGCGGTCAGGAGATGCCGACCGCCGACATCGCTCTGTTCAACCGGCTTGTGTTCCTGACATTCAGCAAGACAACGTTCAGCGACCAGGAGAAGAGGAACTACGAGAATCTGAAGCTTACCGAGAAGCGAGGGCTTACGCATCTGACGAACCAGTTGCTGCAACTGCGGTCAAAGTTCCAGACGGATTTCCGAAGGGTTTGGGACGAGACTTTGTCGGACATGAATGACAGGGTGCGTTCGTACAATGTCGAGGACAGGACACTGAGGAACTGGGCTATCCTGCTGGCGGCCTACCGGGCTTTGAGGACGGACATCGATGTGCCGTTTGACAGCGAGGAGATATTCAGGCTTTGCTGCAAGGGTTGCGTGGACCAGAACCAGAAGACAAAGCAGAACAACGAGCTTTCAGGCTTCTGGGAGATTGTGGAGAATCTGGTGGCATCCGGGCAGGCGTACATCAACATCGACTATAAGCTTTGCGCCGGGGACCGTCCGTTCGCCATCAAGGAGTCGGATGTTCCGTTCGAGCCGAAGCACGGAGTGCGGTACATCTATCTGGCTTTCCAGCGGCTTTCGGCTCTCTATATGAAGGAGGGCAAGGACGTGAACGGCAAGGTGATCCCGAGGGATTCGCTGAAGTACTATCTTGAGCATTCGCCGGAGTTCATAGGTACGGCCAAGTCGATGCGGTTCAAGCTGCTGGAGAACAAGACCTACGTGTCGAGCAATCCGGAGACCGGCAAGAGCCGCGTCACCACGGCGATGGTCTTTGACTATGACGCGCTGAAGGTCAATTACGGAATAGATCTGGACATTTCTACGGACACGTTGGAGATCGGTGACAACCGCACGGCGGCCAGCGCTCCCCCGCCGGTCGCCGAGCCAGCCGAAGAGACCGATGCCGAACTTTGGGAGGAGTGATGGAAGACCTGAGGAGATATGTCCTGTATTCCAGGGAGCAGGAGGAGGCGTTCCGGAACAGGTACGCCAATGTGATTGCGGCCAGGCGGCGGGCGTATGTGAAGTGGCTGCGGAGCCTCCCTCTTCTGGAATGGGTTGACTATCTCGTTCAGGTCTCACCACGAGACTACGAAGCCATCATCGGCCTGATCTGCATCTGCCATCAGGAACGCCTTGTCAGCATCACCTTCAGCTCCGATTACCGCCGGATCAGACGTGATCCGGACACGGACGAGGAGGTCGAGGCCGTTTTCGGAAAAAAGAAAAAGTAAAAATAATCGCCAAAAATTTGGTAAATGTTAAGAAATTCCTTATCTTTGTAGTGCAATCAAAACAATAACGGTAATGAGATACTCGGAAGTCATAAGGAAGCTGAAGAAAGGCGGATGCTCTTTCCTCTCGCACGGTAAAAACCACGACTGGTGGTTCAGTCCGATAACAGGAATAAAGTTCCAGATACCGCGACACAGCAGCCAAGAAGCGAAAGACCGGACATTGGAGAACATAAGCAAGCAATCGGGGGTGGAACTATAACCCACCCAATGCTTAACAAATATTTAATTAATAAAATCAGATATGAAGGCAAAGGTTTATATCGCGAGAGGTTCGGACGGAACCTTCGACGCAACAATGGAGTATAACAAAGCGATTCCATTCGGACTTCTCGGTCAAGGCAAGACAGCCAAAGAAGCCATAGAGGACTTTTACAACTCTTATGAGGAGGCAAAGCAGATGCTTGCGGAAGAGGGCAAAGAGTGTCCGGATGTCGATTTTGAGTTCTACAACGACGTTCCCTCTTTCCTCCAACAATATGCGTTTATCCTAACGCTTGCCGGACTGGAGAAAGTAACCGGAGTGAGCCAGACCATTCTTAGCCACTACATCAGCGGCTACAGGCATCCTTCCCCGAAGACCGTGAAGAAAATCGAGGAGGGCATAAAGAACTTCAGCCAAGAACTATCGTCTGTCAAATTCGCGTAATTGTTTGGTAGCATTACTTAGTATGGTGCGGCCTTGGGAGTTTCTTCCAGGGCTTTTCTTTTGGGTAAGGGCCAATGAAGAGGGTTAATCTTCGTCCGCCCTTACGATTTTTATTGGAGGAAAGTGGGTGGAATGGGGATTTCAAAGGGCCAAAGCGAAAACCATAAGCAAAAAGAGTGGATTTGCTTACGATTTTCACCAAGAGGGTGATTTTCGGGGGAAATGGGGAAAATGAGGAAAATCGGAGTGGTTGTGCCAAATTTTGGCACAAATAGGATAATTATTTTCACATATATTCAAATAGAACAAAAGTTTATCTTGTGCTATCTATTGTAGTTCTTCAATAAATTACGTAAATTAGTGAAAAATTATTTTGCTGAGGAAACGAAAAACCCCAACTACACTAACTACACTAACTACACTTGAAGTAAATGAATGAATATTAACGAAATAAGGTGTAGTTGCGGTGTAGTTGAAGAACTACACTCCAACTACATTCAACTACACTTGGGCAGTCTCCAACTACACTAACTACACATTTTCGAGGGTCAACTACACCTCGTTTTTGGTTAACTCATTGAAAATCAAACATAGCTTCAAGTGTAGTTGGTGTAGTTGCTGTTTTTGCGAAAAATGTGGCTATAATATTTGATGAACTGTGAAATGCTTGATGTCAAATTGAAAGTGGATTCGCCGATGATGGCGGATTATCTGGCTTACCTGTTCCCGCCTGACAGTCCGGGCGGGCCTCTGAAAGTCTATGCCCGAAACAGCATAGGCAGGCTTCTCGTGGCTCATTGCAAGGTGGCGGAGGGTCCGGTGGCTCTGGAAGGCGACAAGGTCGTGGATCTGGAGTTGCCAAGCGACATCGCCACGGCTCCTATGAGGGATAAGTTCCTTTATTATGACAAGTACAGCACGGTGGCGTTGAATATGGCGATCAACGCCTTCTTTGACATCGAGTTCAAGCAGTACTACCTTGCCGGCTACGAGCTCGGAGTCCAGAAGAAGGACATAGTCACTGCGTTCATCGTGTCGAGGGGATTGTTCAGCACCGACTATTTCGACGCGCTGCACAAGAGGATCTACAGGCAATCGCAACAGACGCTGGACAAACTGGTGAAGAAACTTATCAACAAGGTGGATTACATCAACAGCAGTATAAACATAAACGGATTGAAAGATGATCAGAATCATTGACTCATTGCAGGCCCAGAGCCTTGACAGACAGGATGGAGTCTGGCATAAACTTGCGCTCGTTCCAGGGACCGCCACCATCGAGCGGTCGGAGAAGACGGAGGATGCCGGGAGGCTGGCCACCGTCAAGATCAACGCCACGCTTTCGGAGTCCTCGGAGATTATGAGGGACAACCTTATATTAAAGGTAGGATTCTGCCACGGGGACGATGAGACTTACGGCACCGAGGACTTGCCTCTTGCCTTCGAGGTCAACGAAACCAACACCTTGAAGCTGTCCAGCTCGTATCAATTCCCTGTCTTTTAGCGTGTCCTTTCCTTACGGGTGTCTCGCTGGTATCTTTGCGTAAACATTGATTAACAAGATGAAAGCAGACACATTCCAACTGGCAAGGGACATCGTTCAGGGAAAGTGGCTGGTCTCCAATCCGGAGCAGCTGCTTCCTATCGCTCGTGCTTTCCTCAGCAAGACTCCGGTTGAGATGGAGGTGAAGTCGGCGGTGGTCTCCACCGTGGCCGATTCCGGTGCTGGGGCCGGGAAAGCCAAGAGTGTCGCCATTGTTCCGCTTCACGGCACGATGACCAAATACGACACCTGCGAAAGTTACGGGACAACGTTCATAGCAAACAAACTCCGGGAGATGGCCGATGATGAAAATGTCATCGGCATCGTCCTGGACATAGACTCCCCTGGCGGAAGCTGCTCGGCCATACCGCCGATGCTTGAAGCTATCAGCTACGCCAAGGCCCACAGGAAACCGGTCTATGTGCACGCTGACTGCTGCGCCTCGGCGGCCTACTGGGTGGCCTCACAATGCGATGCTATCTATATGGACAACGATCTCTCAGAGGTCGGCTCCATCGGTGCGATGGCTGTCTTCGTTGACAATTCAGCAACCAACCCATCAAACGGGGAAAGGACTTTAGTAGTCTATGCCGATGAGTCCTCAGAGAAGAACAGGGCCTATAGGGAAGCTCTGGCCGGAAACTTCGAGGCCGCCAAGGCGGAGCTCAAACCGCTGGTGGAGCAATTCCAGAATGCGGTCGTGTCCGGAAGGCCGAATATTCAGAAAGAGGAGAAAGGAGTTCTGAGCGGCGCGATGTTCGGCACCGCTGAGGCGTTGCGCCTGAATATGGCCGATGCCAAGAAGACCCTTTCCGAGACCATCGAGGCGGTCTTCGCACTCACAAGCGTTTAACCAATCTTTTTCATAATGGATAAGAAAACTCTCAACAATTCCAAGATGGGCCGACTTGTGGCCCGTCTCTTCGGCAAGAGCGAGCTTGACGTCAAGGACGGCAAGGTTTCCCTTTCCGATCAGGAGCGGCAGAAGGTTCTGGAGAACTACGGCCAGGACTTTCTCGACAAACTGGAAAGCATCAACCTCGATGAGGAGGGTGATGCCGTGACCCTTTTCAACGCCGCCGTGGCCGCCAAGACAGATGAGGCCACCAAGGCACTTAAAGAGCAGGTGAAGAAGCTTCAGAAGGACGTTGTCTCATTGGCTTCTGAGCCGGAGCCTAAGCCGGTTGCCACGGCAGTTCCTGCGTCCAAGGAGGCCAAGGTCTTTGCCATCAATATGGCGGCGGCACACAACAAGATCGTGAAGGAAGCCCTTGATTCCGTCAATCCTTACGCTTTCACGGCGATGGAAGACGCGTCTATCGACATCACGGATCTCAACGCCGAGTTCAAGATGACGATGCCTCCTAAGATGAAGTTGGAGCTCCTTAACAAGAGGATCTACAACGGATTCGATGACGCCAAGCATATGACCCGCATCCAGTCCAACACGGACTACATCGCAAGCGCGGCCATTATTTCCGAGGTCTCACAGCAGTTCACACCGAAATGGACTCCTAAGGGAGCGCCCAAGTTCACTCCGATCAGGATTCCTTATCGCCGTCACAAGCTGAACGTGCTGATCCAGCCGGCCGATGTGCTCAAGAGCTGGCTGCTCTATCTCTACGAGCAGGGCAAGACTATGGCGGATATGCCTATCACCCGCTACATCATCGAGAACCACATCCTGCCTAAGGTGCTGGATGACATCACCATCTCGATGATCGCAAAGGGTAAGTTCATCGATGCTGGCGTTGTCGCTGACGGTGACGCGGGCAAGGCCGCCAAGAACTCTATGGACGGTTTCGAGACCATCCTTGTGGAGGGCAAGTCAGACGAGAATTGCAAGATCAACTACTACAAGGCGGCAGCCGACCCGATGGCGATGTCGGACTCCGAGCTCCTCGCCTACATCGACGGCTTCGTTGACAGCATCTCCGGACTGTTCGCCCACATCGTGACCATCCACTGCTCCGAGCAGCTGCTCACCCGCTACAAGAGGGCTGACTTCGCCGTTAACGGCAAGTACACCGGCGTGGAGAATGACGGAAGCATCCGCTTCACCAACTTCCACCTCGTACCTCTGAAATCGATGTACAACTCCCCTATCATCTTCGCGACCCCGAAGGAGAATTTCGTGGAGCTTGTGGATCTCTCAAAGGCGGAGAACTGCATCGTCAAGATCGAGGAGCAGAACTACGATGTGAAGGTGTTCGGCGAGTACTCCCTCTCTACGGGCTTCAAGATCGCCGAGGCTGTGTATGCCGCCGTGCCTGATGGCTACACTCCTGTCGAGAGCATCGTCTCCGATGTTCCGGACACCGACAAGTGGGAGAACGGAAAGAAGGCTGCTGACAACACCAAGGATCAGGGTTCAGATACCAACCAGGATCAGGGTCAAGGCGGTGCATAACCAAATAACAAGCGTGAATTATGGCTTACGTTAAATCATCAATTCCAAGACCTGGTGACGGCGCTGGTTGCGCCGCCACCAGAAAATCACAGATCATCCTCGTAGATGTGGAGGATGTCGCCAGCGAACCGACAAGAGAGGTTGGCAACTGCGTTGTAACTGGAGACCTCACATTGAAGACCGGCGCAAAGGCAATCTCCATCTATGCCACGGCTTCCACGATTCAGGTCACCGAGGAACTTTCCGGAGATCCGGACGCCGAGGGAATCAAGACCGGTATCGTGTTCGACCACCCGGGCAACTCAGTGGCCATCAAGAATTTCATCGAGATCTTCAAGAACCGTGGCGTGATCGCCATCGTGCAGGAGTGCGACGGAACAACTGCTGGCCGTCCTCAGATTATGGGACGTGTCTGCAACCCGCTCAGGTTGTCTCTTGAGACCAAGATGGACGGTGAGGCGACCAAGAGGACTCTTACCTGGAAGCAGGCGTTGCCTGACAAGTTCCTGGCCGGTGAATATGCCGGAGAGATGCCGGAGATCGCCGAGGACGCCACAAGCGCGACCGGAGGAGCTTAGCGGATGTCTAAGATCGACACAAAAGCCGTCGAAGGCAAGGTTGCGGGCAACCCTGTAAGCGGTGGAACGAATCTGGTTGTCTGTGCCTACGAGGGCACGGACGGCCAGTTGTCCAAAGTCTGGGAGAAGATGACAGGTGTCAAGCCTGTTGTCATCACGGTTGAACCGGACGCTGACATCCGTGACATTCTTGCCGGAATCATCGCCGACAACAATATCTCCGATGATTTCATCCTCGTGCCGGCCAACTGCGTTCCTTGCGCCAAGATTTCCATCGGAGAACTGGCCACACCGCTTGTGTTCCTTGACGTTCAAGGCAACAAGGTTTTCAGCGAAAGGCTGCCGAAACCGTTCTCCAAGGAGAAACTCGTGGAGATGCTTCCGGCGCAAGACCAGACAGCGGAGGAGTTCCTGAAGGACTACTTCAAGAAGAATCTCAACAGACCAATCGAGGCCGGATTCCGGTTCGGCAACATCGTGACTCCGGTCTATCGCGCGAATCCTTGCGAACATCTTGTCATCGAGGCGTTCGTCCGCAAGAAGTTCGTGTTCGCCACTCCTCAAGGCTATGCGGCCATCACACATCTGATTGACCAGTACCTGCTGAATGAGTAACGAGATTGACAGATGGATATGTTCGGGAGCCGAGGTCACTGAAGGACTTCGGCTCTTGAGCATATACGCGCCCAACAAGTGGCTCGACGCTCTTGTCAGGAAAGCGCCGAAGGAATATTCACACCTCCTGAAGAAAGCTTTGCTTCCGTTCGCCACAGATGTTCCGTTCTCGCAGACATTGACGAAAGGCGGGCGGTTCCGGGAAGACTGGCCGTTCCTCTCCGAACCTGATTGCCCGACCGAACTGAAGGCCCTTGCCGCGGATATGATCACATCGTGGCACAACTATGTCAACGCCCACGAGGATCTGTTCAAATGCACCACTCCGGAAGAGTGCTTCGAGGCCGCGGAAAAAACGGTAAGAAATTTTTATCAAAATTCAGTTTCCCGCACTGAATTTCAATACTACAAGGAGCATCACCGGATTCTTGGCAAACATCCGATTTTCGCCTTGACAAAGAAACTGGATAATCTGAGACGAATGCCGATCACCGAGCTAATCCGGAAAAGGCGCAATGTCCAGGATTCCATCTGGCGCGCGGAGCGGGAAATCAAGAAAGGCGACCGCCCTGACCTGAAAGTGTCAAGAGAGGAAAGGCTTTCCCGCCTGAAGATGACGCTCGATGAGATAAACCGAATGATTAAAGAATATGAAGGAACTGACAACCGAACTTCTCGATGATCTTTCATCCCTTGCGGCCATCGGCTGGACTGATGCCGAACTGGCCGGATTCCTTGACATCACAGAAAGGCAATTGGATGTCATCTTGGCTGATCCCGTCACGATAGATGATCAGCGGATCAGCAACGCCATCAAACGCGGCCAGCTGGAGAAGAGGGCCAAGATCGAACTTGCCGTTGTGCGTGGAGCTATGGGTGGCGACGCCGACTCCGTCGAGCAGTTCCGCGACATCGTCCGGGACAAAAGTTTCACCATCTCAAAGCTGGATCTGTTCGGCGGTGCCGAGAAAGAAGGCGCGTTCGAGAAGATTCAGGAATATATTGCTTCCGGATCAAAGGGCAACCTTTCCGACAAGGAACAGATCTACATAGACCTGCTGACGCTGATATATTCATTGGACGGCCAGTATGGCAAAAGGAGGACGATCAAGTTCCTGACCAGCGCCCCTTTCTGCATCCCCTACCAGCGTGCCGCGGACATATATTCAGAAGCCGTGGAGCTCTTCTTCTGCAACCGTAAGGTCTCCAAAGAGGCGATGCGCAACAAGATGGCGGATCAGTTCGACACACTCTATGTCGCCGCGAGGGACGCCGCAAAGACCTCCAAGGACTATGCCGTGGCCGCTGACATCCTTGCCAACAAGGCTCGTGCCCTCCAGCTGGACAAAGATGATCCGGCCAAGCTTCCGGCTGAAATCTACCAGCCGATGTTCCGTCTGCTTTCCGCAACGCCAGAATCCATCGGACTTCCGGCAGCCAACCGTGATGAGCTGGAAAGGCAGATTGACACCGTGGTCGCTCCGGAGTCCGTCAAGAGACGGCTCAGGACCGATGCAGGCATCGTTGATCTTGACATCGTAAAATACCTTGAGGATGCAAAGGAAGAGAGTTAAACCTGAATCCACACAAGCCGCCTCCGTCCAGTACCAGAACCCTTTCGCCCAGATCGTGTCGCTGGCCGGCGCCTGTCAGAACCTCAATGTCGTGGGGCGTGGCGGAGCCAAGACAACCGACATCCAGGCCGAAAGACTGCTGGATGTCATCTATGATATGCCAGGAGCGCCCGTCGTCTGGGTGGCCGACACGTTCACGAACCTGAACGCCAACATCCTCCCATCCGTTCTGGAGGGGCTGGAGCGAAAAGGACTCCGTGAGGGTGTCCACTATGTCATCGAGAAGGAGCCGCCCACCTTTACAGATGCGGAAAAGGCTGGTCTCCCGGACTGGCTTAAGCCCCATTTCTGGAAACCGTTCAACAAACTGGTCTCCTACAAGCGAACCATCATCTTCTACACCGGCACCAACATCAGGTTCGGTTCCCTCGACCGTCCGGCCACACTGGCCGGAGCATCCTATGTGTTTGTCTTCGGAGATGAGGTGAAATATTTCCGGGAAGACAAGATCTCCAACCTGCTGAAGGCAGTCCGTGGCTACAGGCAGGAATATGGTCACAGTGTCTTCTACCGAGGATTCAGTTTCACCACCGATATGCCGGACACCACGCACATCGGGGAATATGACTGGATCCTGAAATATGCCCACAATATGGACATCCCGGCCATCGTGCTTGTGCTGAAAGCCGGCCTGGTCTATAACGAATGCCTGCACGAGGCTGCCGCCGCCAAAGACAAATGGATGAATACCCACAGTGCCGATGACCTGAACGTCTATCGCAGCAAATGCCGTGTGGCCGAACAGTGGAAAGCCCGATGGACTGAACTTAGGATGCGTAAGGAAGCCAGGACTTTCTTCATGCTGGCATCATCCTACATCAATGTGGACATCCTCACAGAGCAGTGGTTCGGGGATGCCATCTCGGGTAAGCTTCCTGATCTGAACACGGCCATCCTCTCTATGCGCCCGTCCCTGGAATCAGGCGACCGCTTCTACACCTCCTTGAGTGAACGCCACTTCTATTATGATGGCACGGATGAGGAAGCCTACGATGGATTCGGACTGCTTGATCAGGAGGATTGCAGGGTGCTGAAATATCTCGATCTGGACAAACCGCTCATCGCAGGAGTGGATTTCGGGAATATGTGCTCGATGTCCATTGCCCAGAATGACACCGAGAAGGGGCGCTCGTGCCTGCGTGTTGTGAAGTTCCTCTACACTCTTGCACCTGAATATGTCCCTGACCTTGGAGAGAAGTTCCGCGCCTTCTTCGCACCTGTGAGGCGCAAGACCCTGATGCTGTACTATGACCGTGCAGGCAACTCCTACAAGTCCGTGGGTGAGGATCAGGTCGGCAAGTTAAAGAAGGCTATTGAATATGATGAATCCGGCCGCCGTACAGGGTGGACGGTGCAGCTTATGTCCATCAACCAGGGCAACATCGGGCAGCCGGAGGAATATTCATTTATGCAGGAGATAATGAGTGAGCGTAATCCACGGTTGCCGGTGATTCGCATCGACGCGTATGCGGCCAAGCATCTGAAGCTGTCATTGGAGAAGGCAAGGACTGTGGTCAGGAACGGGGTTGTGTTCAAGGATAAGAAAAGCGAGAAGTTACCGGTGGAGCAGCTGCCTACGGAGTCCACCAACCCATCAGACTCATTCAAGTATCTTGTGATGACCAAGCAACTCAGAGGCGTGGCCAGCGGCAAGACGATGCTGCCGTCCTCGGCGACGGATCCTCGTGCGGTCGGGAAAAACAAGGACTGAGCGGGGCGTGCGCCATATATCACCCTCGGGAAGGAATCGCAATTGCGATTCTTCCGTTGCGCGGCCCGGGCTCTTTTGCGTCCGAAAAAGTGCGTTTTTGCCGCGGCGGGGTGCAAGGCTTTGAACCACTTGATTTTGACGGGAATATATTCACAAAACAAGCCCGTTTGGCTGAAATAGCCGAGCCTTGGGCTGTAGTTTCCGGGTTGGGCGTGGTGTCCTTTTTATCGTCTTGGGAGGTGGCTAACTTTGTGATATGAACGTATATGAAGCATTGACGGAGATGAGGCGACTGTCAGAGGAAGACAGGAGCTTCAGCTTCTCGTTTATGAGCTATAACCCCACGAAAGGCACAAGCGACGGGATCGTCTATGTCCGGCGCGGGGTGCTGAGACATAGGGAAACCAAGGAGCACAACAAGAACGCTGACATCATCGAGGGCTACACGGATCTGGAGACCGGAGAGCCGAGGCGTTTCTACCAGCCGCTTCTGATGACATTCAACGGACAAAAACTGATACTCGTATGAGCAGAATCGAAAAAATATCCGACCACACATCCGTTCTGCGGCTGAACGATGGCCGGGCTTTCGCGCTTTCCAACAGGAGGGACAGCAGTCTGGACTCCGTGTTTTGGATGGCGCAACAGAGGAACTGGGAACAGTTGCCCCAGACGATTTGCGGACAGAAGATCGTGCCGTTCGGCCACGACAACAATCTGCCGGTGCACCTAAGGGACATCCTGGACGAAAACAATCTTGGTCCGGGAATCCTTGAAAGGCAGATGGGGCTTCTCTACGGCCAGGGCGTGTTCCTGAACCGGTTGGCTTACCAGGAAGGAAACATCGTGCATAACTGGGAGGAGGACAGGGAGATCCAGGCGTGGCTGGACAGCTGGGACTATATTAGCTACATCAAGGGGTGTATGACCGATTACCTGCATCTGAAAGGGTTCTTCGATGCCAAGTATCTGGAGAAAGGCCGGAGAATAGGCAGGGAGCCAAAGATAGCCTATCTTGAGCATATTCCTTCAAAGAACGCAAGGCTGGAGTGGACGGACAGCAGGGAGATCAAGGACGTGAAACACATTGTTGTCGGGGATTTCGAGCATTCCTGCGTGGGGACGGGCGTAAGGGTCTATCCGGTCTATGACAGGAAGAATCCAGGACGGTTCGGAGCGTCGGCATCGTACAACCACACATATTCATTCGCAAGGGATTTCTATGCTGTGCCTCAGTATTGGGGAGCGTTGCGCTGGATTGTCAAGGGTTCGGAGATTCCGACCATATTCAAGTACGTGACGGACAACGGAATCAACCTTGCTTATCTGGTAAAGGCTCCCAAGGAGTACTGGGAGGAAAGGCGTGACCGTCTTAGGATGGTTCATCCGACTTGGGATGACACCAAGGTGGAGAACGAGATCAGCCGGTTGACGGAGGATCTGCTGTTGCAGATGCAGGATGTGCTCAGCGGCAAGGAGAACGCTGGAAAGTTCTTCTATTCGCTCGATATGCCGTCTGAAAGCGGCGCGGGGCGTGTGTCCTGGTCCGTGGAGGCGATAGACCAGAAGATGAAGGACTTTGTGGAGGCGCAGCTGAAGATCTCGGAGGCCTCGGCATCGGCGATCACCTCGGGGATGGGTCTTCACCCGTCACTGTCGAACGTGATGGTGAACGGAAAGCTGGCTTCCGGATCGGAACTGTTGTACGCCTTCAAGCTGTTCCTGCTTTCGGACACGGAGATCGCCTCGCAGACGATTCTGGAGCCGGTCAACCAGGCGATAGCGTTCAATTTCCCGGGCAAGGGACTGAAACTTGGGTTCTTCCACAGGCAGTTGTCGGCGGAGGATGCCCTTACTTCCTCGGCCAGGATTAAAAATCAGTGATTATGACGGATTTGTTCAACAGAAATCGGGACGGTTCCAAGGAACTTGAGGATCTGACCGGCCAATGGTACGCTTCCTCTCCTTTCAGGCTGATCGAGACGGAGATCCGGTTCGCCACCGATGAGGTGGCGCGGCTTGTGAGTCAGGAGGTGGTCAAGGAGGCCGCTGAGGCTTATGATGAGGATGAGAAGCCGGAACTCGTGGCCGCTGTAAGGCTTCCTGTGGCGTGTCTTGCGTTGATGCGTTACGCCAAGCTTTCATCCGTGTCACACGAATCGACCGGACGGAAGGTCAAGATCGATGACAATGAGAGAAGCCCTTACGAATGGCAGATAGACAGGGATGACAGGGCAATGAGGGAGCGGTATTTCAGGGCTCTGGACGCTTTGTACACCTACTTGGAGACTTCCGGCAACGAGAACTGGAAAGCGTCGGCCAAGAGGACGATGACGGGCGAATCCATTGTCAGGAATATTCAGGAGTTCGAGGCTGTCTATCCCGTCGATGGAAGCTACTATGTCTATTATCTGCTCCAGGCGCTTGTGATCGAGCGGCAAAGGGCGGTGATAGGACCGTTCGCGGGGGATAAGTGGGCTTCCATAGCCGACGGCTCGGCTGACGAGAGGGTGCTCTCGCTGGCCAGAAGGGCGGCCATTCTCAGTGCGGTGATCGTGGCTGGGACGAGGTGGAGCCTTGAGGTGTTCCCTATCGAGATCGCAAGGCGGTTCTCCCCTACCTATCAGGGCAACAAGTCCAACCGTGTGGCCACGATGGATGAGATCGACTGGTACGTCGGCAATCTGAAAAGTGAGGTCAAGGACGCTTTGACGGATTTGTCGGCGCTGATCAGCGAGGAGAAGGTGGACCCTAAGCTTTTGCCTGTGAATGACAGGAGGAACAAATTCTTTACCACCGAGTGATGAACACGATTGAGGTTTTCGAGACCGGTAAGGTCGTGCAGGTGCCTGGCTCGTGGAGTGAGATGACTCCGAAACAGGTGCGGGAGGTGTTCAGGATCTTCGAGTGGTGCCTTAGGCGTGGGGAATCGCCGTTGGACTTCAATGTGAGGGTCTTGTGGATGCTGCTTAGGGTACGGAGAACTGTCAAGGGATGGTTCACGGACATATTCAATGGCTCTTCTTCTGTCAGGGATGAGAATGTCTATCGGATGTGCGAGAGGTTCCTCGGATTCCTTTTTTCGGAGGAGTCGGCTGCGCTGACGTTTGATTCGGTCGCCAATCCGATGCCGGTGGTGCGTTCGGGGCTTGTTTGGCTTCACGGTCCGGGGGAACTGCTCCAGGATCTGACGTTCGGGGAGTTCAGGCACGCATCCGCCGCAATCAACAGGTTTTTCAGGAGCCACGAGCCGGAGGATCTGGATGAATGCATCGCTTTCCTGTACAGAAGACGTTGCCGGAAGGCCAACAGGGCAGGTCGGATGGTGCCGGATGTGGACCAACGGAATGCACGTGGGCATATTCATAGAGCGTCGAGGTTGAAGGGGTGGCAGAAGAATCTTGTGATGATGTGGTTCGCGGCTTGCTTGAAGTACCTTCAGTCGGGTGTTCTGGAGATTAACGGGGAGGAGGTTGATTTGTCGAAGCTGTTCGCCGGGGATGAGAAAAGTTCGGGGATAAGCTTCGGGTGGAATGATCTGTTGGTCGAGGTGGCTAAGGAGAACACGCTTGGCAACATTGACAGGGTGGATGAGGAGCCGTTGTTCTCGGTGCTGTCGATTATGTGGCATAACTATAAGGAAAGGAAGAGAAATGAGCAGATTATCAAGGCTTCAAAGGCTCACTGAGTACCTTGCGGGGTTGAAGATCCACTCCTGCCGGTGCTGTGGGCACATAGATCCGATTTGCACGACCGCGCAGTCGGACGCCACTTCCAAGCTGGCTCATCTTTCGGGTGTGCAGGTTCTCGTGGCGCGTCCGGAGGTGCATCAGCGCGGGGATTCTGACACGTTCCGGGAAGAGTTGGGGACGGTGATCTTCGTGTTGGAGAAGGGGCTTGGGCTGGACAAGACGGAGGAATCGGAGAATGAGCAGTATTCACGGCTTCTGGAGATTGCGGATCTGATTCTGGCCTATATCGCCGAGGAGACCTCAAGCCAGAACTGCCGTCTTGTGACGGGTTTGGCGTTGGCTTCGGTGGATGTGGTTCCGGAGGCAAGCGTCTTCGGCGGCTGGAGCGGGTACAGCATCGAACTATCATTTGAGTGATGAGTGATGGATGTCAGGGCGCGTTTCGTTAGTGAGATCCTTCAGGATGAGGGACAGAGGCTTCTGAGGAATCAGGGCAAGGCCATCGAGGCAAGGGTCAAGAAGCGTTCCGGGCGGCTGGAGTCGTCCAGAAGTGTTTCTGTTACCGGCGGCAGCGTCGCTTCGGGGACTTTGACGTTCGTCCACGTGGCCTACGAGCGCTTCCTGGACATGAAGCGCCTCCAGCGAGGAGACCAGCCCGTCAAGAGCAACCGCAGGATCCACAACCGCTATGTCTTCGGCGCTTTCGCCTCCATCGCCGAGCGCCTGATGTACGAGTTCACGGAGGATGCCGTCGCCCGGATAAAGGCGGCGGATCAGGGCAAACAATAAACAATTATCTATATGGCTAAAAGAATTACGGATGAGGATCTTCGGCTGAACCTGATTGTCAACGGGGATGGCGGCAGGAAGGAGATGCTTGCGCTGGACAGGCAGATGAAGGATTTGCAGAGTTCGACCAAAAGGACCAGGACTGAACTCAAGAATCTTGAGAAGGCTGGCAAAACCGGCTCACAGGAACACCAGAACCTGACGAAGACCCTGAAAGACCAGGAGAAGACCCTGACGGAATGCCGGGAAAAATACAACAAACTCAGGGATGCCGTTTCCCTTGAGAACAAGACGCTGGCCGAACTCCGCAACCATCTGAAACTGACGCAGACGGCTCTTAGCAAGGCCGTTCCCGGGACGGAGAACTGGAAGAAGCTTAATGCCGAGGTCCAGCAGACCAAGGCAAGGCTTAAAGAGCTTACCTCACAGTCCGGGCAGACCAGGGGTGCGCTTGAGAAATTGTCAAGCGTCAAGGCCGGAGCTTTGGCGGCATTCGCAGCTATCGCCGGGGCAGTCAGAGGCGTGGCAAGGGCGTTCCAGAAGATAGTGGACTTCGAGCAGGCCAACGTCAACCTCTCCACTATCATCGGCAAGAACGTCAAGGACATCGAGGCGCTGACATATTCGGCGATGGAGCTTGGACGGACCACTGAATACACCGCCTCGCAGGTCACGCTGCTTCAGACAGAACTCGCGAAGCTGGGTTTCAAGGAGGGTGCGATCATGCAGATGCAGGAGTCCGTCCTGCACTTCGCCACGGCCATCGGGACCACCCTCCCGGAAGCGGCGGCGATGGCGGGAGCGACACTGAGGATGTTCGGGCTTGATGCCAAAGACACCACCGACACCCTCGGGGTGCTGGTGCAAGGAGCCAACAACAGCGCGCTGAGCTTCTCCTACTACCAGACAGCGATGGCCACGGTCGGACCGGTGGCGAAGACATTCGGTTTCTCGCTCAGGGACACGGTCGCCCTGCTCGGCACACTGGCCAACGCTGGGTTTGACGCTTCTTCCGCGGCCACTGCCACAAGGAACATCCTGCTTAACCTCGCGGACTCAAGCGGCAAGCTGGCGGTGGCCTTAGGCAAGCCTGTAAGCACATTCCCTGAACTGATGTCCGGGCTGAGACAGCTGAAGGCGCAGGGAGTTGACCTTAACACCACGTTGGAACTGACCGACAAAAGGTCTGTCTCCGCCTTCAATACGTTCCTTGACGGAGCGGACGCTGCCTTGGCTCTGAGGGATTCGTTTGAGGATGTCAACGGCGTGCTGAAGAATACAGCCGAGGAAAGGGTCAACACGGTCGAGGGTTCCGTCAAGCTGCTCCAGTCCGCATGGGAGGGGCTGATCCTCTCGTTCAAGGATTCGACAGGTCCGATCAAAGAGGTGATTGACTGGCTGACGAAACTGATCGAGGCAACCTCTGATCTGGTGTCATCTGGGTCAAAACAGAGTTTCTACAAGGCTTTTTCCGAGGATTTTGCCAGAAAACTTGAAGATTTTCACGGCAATGAGGAGGTTATGAAATCCTACATCAAAGAAGCCCGCAAAATATACGAGGAAGGATTGTCCCAAGCTCAGGCGACTTACGACAATCAAAGCGGCTTCAGTCGTTGGTGGCACTACAGCGGTGATAAGTTGAACATAGCAAGGAACGCCCTCGAAGGATTCGACCTCGCCGCCGCCCAGTACCAGAATGCGTCCGGTGGCGGAGCCGCCTCCTCTTCCTCCCCGTCGGGATCAACACCGCCATCAAACCCACCAAGCCTCCAAAATCCGCAAAAAAACAAATCCCTCTGGTCATTGAGCAATGACGAGGCGTTCCTGACGGCCAAGGCGGAACTGACAAGGCGGTACAACGAGAAGGAGATCTCCTCACAGGAGGAATATGACGAAAGGATCTATCAGCTGGAGGTGGCGACGCTGACGGCTCGGCTGGCGGCTCATAAGGATAAGGGGGCGGAGAGAGCCAAGATCGAGAATGAGTTGCAGGAGAAGACCAAGAAGCATTCGGAGGATGCGTTGAAGAAGCGGCAGGAGTACGAGAAGAAGGCGGCGGAGCTGGCCAAGGAGGGAACAGCGATCATCAACGAGGCGGAGACGGACAAGACAAAGGCGGCGATGGATGGTGAAGAGGTTCGGTACCAGGCGGAATTGAAGAAGTTCAAGGAGACGCAGGTGCTGTACGAGAATCAGGCGGCGGTGCTGGAGGCTATCGAGAAGAAGCATCAGAATAATCTGATGAAGATTCGGATGGATGCGGAGGCTAAAGAGATGGCTAAACTCAAGACCGCACACGACTTGAACAGGCTTGAGATAAAAAACGAATACGAGCAGAAGATGTCTGCTTTGCCTGTTGGTCCGTCAAAAGAGAAGTCATCGATGCAAAGATCAATGAATGCCGATTTAGTTTCTTCCGACCTCGCATATTTGGAAAATCTCAAAACCGAACTTAAAAAGATCACTGATAGCGGAGAATTTGACGGAGCGGTAATCCCAGAAGAAGAGCTGAATAAATACAAACTGCAACTCCAACAGACTATTGAGAAAATTACCGAGCTCAAAAACAAGCAGAATGAGGACACCGCAGGGGTTTTCGCCGGTACGGGAAAAGGTAGCCTGTTCGGCGTGTCGCAAGAGCAGTGGGATCAGTTCTTTGCTAATCTGTCTGATGGAAGGCTTAAAGCGGAAGATCTAGCCAGTGCCTTGACTGGAATGGGAGGGCTTGCGCAGGAAGGCTTCCAGCTGGCAAGCAAGGCGATCGAGCTTACCAACGCCAAGGAAAACAAGGCATTCAACGAGTACAAGAAGAACAACGAGAAGAAAAAGAAGGATCTGAAATCCAGATATGATGCCGGATTGGTGTCACAGGAGCAGTACAACGCGAGGGTCGAGGAGATGGAAGCAGAGGAAGAGGCAAAGCGCGAGGAGATGGAGATCAAACAAGCAAAGAGGACGAAAGCGCTCAATCTGGTGCAGTCCATCATCAACACGGCTTTGTCGGTCACCAAGACCTTGGCGCAATGGGGCTGGCCAGCCGGTGCGGCTCCTGCCGCGATCGTGGCCGCTTTCGGGGCGGCGCAGACTGCATTGATCGCGGCGCAACCGATCGGTGCGGAGGAGGGCGGCTTCGTGAACACTCGCCGGGCTCAGGACGGAAAGGCCTTCAAGGCGCGGCTCTCACCTGACAAGAGAGGCTTCGTCTCCTCCCCTACCGTGCTTGTGGGTGAGAACGGCGGTGAATATGTGATACCGGCTGACGGACTGAGCAATCCGACTTTGTTGCCGTTCGTGGCAACGATGGAGGAGGCGCGGAAAGCGGGGACGTTGAAGAGTCTGAACTTCGAGGCGGTCTATCCTGTGGGAGCCGCTATCGGCAGGGAAAGCGGCGGGTTCACTGGCACTTCGACAAGCCCGGTGACTGGAATCGGCTCTGGGGCTGGCACCGTAGTTTCGGCAAGGTCAGCGACCGATGAGAAGTTGCTGGAAGCCATCGAGCTGCTGAACAAAAGGCTCTCCGTTCCGATCAAGGCGGATGTGTCGATGCTAGGGAAGAACGGGATCATCGAGCAGACGGAGAAGTACAACAGGACGAAACGCCGGAGTACCTACGGCAGGTAGCGAAAGTTTTTCTGCGTTTTTTTCGCAAAACTCTTGGAAATTGAAAAACGAAGTTGCATATTTGTAATGAACTACATATCTAATGGCATCTTTAGCGGTCAAGTTTTTATCCGTTATCGATGCTAACATATTAATAAAGGGATATTTTGCCCTCCGTATGGTCGTCACAGGCGAAAGCGGTGACTGTATCTGGCCGCAAGGCTTTTGGATATGTAGTTCAGACCTTTAGCGGAGGGCTTTTTAATTACAATTAGTCATGAACTACACTAATTCAAACAACGCGGCTGCTGCCGCTGAAAGCCACAAGATCGGGGCTGATTCATTCATCATCGAGACCAGGATTGAGCTGTTCCGGATCGCCGACCGGTTCTCCGAGTGGGAGAAGCGGATGTGCGAGAGCAAGGAACTGCTGATGGACGGAAGGCTCGACAATGAGATCAGGACGATGAACACCGCCTTCTACCAGTTGGACGAGGCTCTGAGGAGGATCATGAACGAGGAGCTGGAGTTCGACATCCTCCGCCACGACACCGTTACGGAGTGATTTTTGCAAGGACTTGTCTGACAATTAATTCTGAATGAGTATGAGAAGGTTAATCATTGCTGTTGCTATAATGCTGATAGGGTTCGGCGGGACTTGCTTCGGACAGACTATTCAGCCGGACACGTTGACAATCTATGGGACATTTCCTGTGTACGGAAGAGAGGCGGAATGGATGGAGGATCAACTGAACATCTGGAAGCCGAATCTTGACTATATTCATAGAAAGAATGATTTCGCTCTTGAAAAGAGAGGGATAACGGTTCTCCAGTGTCACGATGTCCGTTTCACTCATAATAATAAGACTTCAAAATACCCTGATCATCTGTTTTTCGACTTATATGTCAAGTGTATGCCTGACTCTTGCACCATCTATATGACAAATATCGATGTGATTTGCAACCATAAGCCAGGAAGATATATTCATAGAATGTCAACATACGATGACGCTTTGAACAGAAGCGGAGCTTGGCTCAGGAAGAACCGAGTGCTGGCGGATTCCGCAAGGGTATATTCATTGTCTCTGTTCCACGAGTTGAAAGGTTCTTTGGAACGGCATCTGAACAGGCCGCTTGATGTCCAGATGAGACGAATAAAATGACAATTAATTCTGAATGAGTATGAGAAGGTTAATCATTGCTGTTGCTATAATGCTGATAGGGTTCGGCGGGACTTGCTTCGGAAGGAAGCTGGCTGATCCGGACACGCTGGCGTTCAAGAAGACATATTCGATGCCGGGAATGAGTGAAGATGATATTTACGTTTTCACGGCTGGATGGAAAGCCCCTTGGATGGAGTTCTATGGGATTCGTGACAAGTATGGAACTGGTGGTAAATGCTATGCTTGTCGGTTCTATGGGGAGAAGTTGGATAAGGTCACAGCTAATATATTCTCTAAAGTTTATCTGGTTTTCCGGGATGGGTCTTTCGATTTGATATTCTCCGATATTTCCGCAAGCTGGAGGCACAACTATATAGATTGCTTGTCTTCACAGGATGACAGATTCAACCGCAATGTGTTTTGGCGAATGTCGTACAGTATGAAAATCCTTGACCAGATAAGGGAGCGTTCCAAGGAGTTGTTCGAGATAGTCACCGCCTCGATGGATCATTACCTTGAGGTCGGCCCGCCGGTGGAGCTGAAGAAACTCTGACAATCTTGACCTTCGTTTAGCAGCCGCTTTCGGGCGGCTGCCTTTGTTCCGCAATTCCCATCGAACGAAGTGAAAATCAGCGGAAAGTCTTGATTATTTGGCCGGAAAGTTGTTCAATTATTTTTTTGTATTGCATTTGCATTTACAAAAATATTATCATTATCTTTGCACAGATTGATGAGATACATATTGATGAAGGCGCTATGAGCTCATATATTCAGCAATTAGAGGAATATTTTAACAAGGCTACTCTTGAGCAGCAGGACAAGGATTACCAAGAACTTCAAAAGTTCAATAAGAATGGTATAACTGTTGATGACTACATCCGGGATTTAGGAATTATACTTTAGTTATCATTCTATGGCATTCAGCAAGTATAAGAGCAAATCCGAGATGAATGAAACTTTCGCTAAGTCTTTGCACGACAGTTCGTCTTTCCTCCCTGTTGGACATTGCGCATACTATGCTTGTTTTCAAAGGATTTGCCATATATGTTATTATGTTATCGGGAAAACAAAGGATCAAATCGCCTCAGAGTGTAGTTTAAGCAGAGAAGGTTCGCACAATTATCTGCTGAACCTCGTATTGGAATACATCAAGAAGAGTAATCCTAATGATGGCCGTACTTTGCGTAGGGATATTTTCCAACTAAAGAAACTTCGCGAGTCAGCAGATTATGAAGATGAAAATTTTGATTCATCCAAAAGTTCGAACTCGCTTGATTTGATGAGAGAGATCCTTCCTATTTTGAGAAAATACTGAATATGACTTCTAATGAATATATTATCAATGAACTGAATCTTCTTCTTGAAAAGATTCAGAATATTCGAGTACGCTACGAGTTCGATCAAATGTCTTCTATGCATATCATTGAAATCGTGCCCGATGATGTTTATCGTAACGATGCGTTATACCTTGAATGGGAGGATGACTTATTTAGCAGATTCATCGAGAAATTCCCTACTGAAAACATTTGCTTCATTTCAGATAAATCATACATCGAAGTGAAAAATCCAATCTTTGTTAAAGAAGGGGCTGGTTTTGCATCCTTCTCGTGCAAAGATGAGAATCGCTTCTCTTTGCGGAAATCTGAAATCACTCCAAAATTCCACGAAATGCCTTTCACTTGGATTTCATTAGCGCCTATTGGATGTGAGACTTATTCCTTTTCGCAGCAATCAGGTGCGCAATTCCGTGTTGAAATTAATAATGATAACTATCCAAAAGCAGCATAAGAATTATGGACAACAGCAACCCAAAGTCAGGGTTTACCCTTGAAAATATCATCCTAATCGAAAGTTCTTTCAAAAGAATTAGCGATGTGATATTCGACAAGAAGGCTCAAAACTCATTCGATATAAATGTTGGAGTCGCATCTGCCGAACCAAGAATAGCCGTCACTGTTGATGTTACAGTGGCGCAAAAGCGTGACGAGGTTGAGCAGTTCAGGATTACGGCAAAAATGGTGGGAATATTCAAGAAAGAAGGTGAATCGGACATCAAAAGCGATGAGGATTTTGGCCGTATCAATGGTGCGGCCATTGTGTTCCCTTTTGTAAGAGAACACATTGCCAATGTGGCATTGAAAGGAGGCTTAGGTGCGGTTCTTATCCCACCTGTTAATTTCACGAAGTACACGGGTAAAGAATAGAATCCGTTTCCGTTGTCCTTTTGTAGCCACCTGAGGGTGGCTATTTTTGTGCCATAATGAGTTCGTTATGGTTAGGATATTGACTAAGGATTTCACGGAGCTGGATCTTACGAAGGGGTTCGAGTTCCAGATCGAGATGGAGAACCCGATGTTGGAGGAGGATCATATTCCTTCGGCTTTCAGCACGCAGATTTCGTTTCCGCCGAGTCCGGTGAACAGGAGGGTGTTCGGGTACACGCCGGCTATGTTCCTGGCGCCGAACGTGAAAAGACTGGAAGCTTCGGTGTGGATCGGGGGTGTGCCGTTTGTGAGCGGGACGCTGGTGTATGATGGGATCGAGGACGGGTGTCTGATGTACACGTTCACGGATAAAATGGTGGAACTGGAGGGGAAGATCTGGGAGAAGAGCATTCTGGAGTTTGACACGGGCTCCATCCCAAGCACCCTCTCGAAGTTTTCTACGCCGCTGCTTATCAACAAGACACATGTTGCAATACAGCCATATTCGGTGATCAGTAGAATTCCCGTGTCAGGTGAGCCAGGTTCAGCAGGCGCTACCACAGGGCAACTAACTGAAGACGATTACCTCTACAGGAAGAAGTATTACAATTATTACAATGCGTCAGAGAGTTTTACCTATAATACCTTCATTCCGGCTATTCCATTGAGGGTCATCCTGGCAGGATGCTCGGTAAATGTTCCTAACGACATGCTACTCCGGAACGGATGGGCTGAACTATCCATTCTTGGTAGATACCACGAATTTTTGTTTGATGACGTGGTGAAGCCAAACAGGTGGCGTGACGTGGTGACATCGGGAACAAGGCCACCGTCAACCGGAAAGCCCACAAGGCGAGGATCTTCTACTCCAGGAAACAATAAGATCACTGATTTGGCCTCGTTCCTTCCGGACCTCTCTTTCGCTGAGTTGATTAAAGGTCTTTGTTCGATGTTCTGTTCGACCATATTCAACGACGGCGGAAAAGTTAGAATGATAGAGAATAAAGATGTTCTTGGCTATCCTGTCGAGGATTGGGAAGAAAAAATAGAGGACGATTATTCTTCTTCGGAAGAGAAAGCCGTATCTTATAAGTTCGGCTATGGCGACGATGGAATCTCCTATGACACTACAAAGCTAACCCAAAATATGGAAGACGGTCGAGTAGAAAGAATCCAAGAGGGCAATGTGGACGGCATACTGGCGCACTTTTCGTCAAGTGAGGATTATTCGGTGGTCTTCGACGAGGCTACTGGTGATGTCTATTCTGGCCGCAAATATGACGGAGTCGTAAGGAGACAATATAACCCAAACAATGGCGTGATCGTTCCTGTAACGGAAATAGCGTATGAATGCGACTTGCTTTACAAAGGGGCAAAGCCTGTGGAAAACCATGTGGAAGGCGCAGACACATTTGACAATAGCACCGAATTTATGACAGCGGGCTGCGTGCCGGAAAAATTATTCATTTCCGACACAACTTTTCCACGGAGCATGGCGGCTATAATTGAACCGAACGATGTTGGAAAAGAGCGTGACAACAAGGTCTACATAGGGGTGTCATTTGAGGATCAGTTTTTCAGCAATGGCATATTCGCCCCTATCTCAAAGGCAGACTTTCAGTTTGTTGGAACCGAAGACCTTACTCCCGGCGGTCTCTGGGAAGAATATCACAAGGCATTCGCCCAGTGGCTGGGAAAGACGAGGCAGAGGGTGGCCGTGGACGTGAACCTCACGACTGTCGAACTGCACAACTTCAGGCTGTACAGACCGGTGTACTTCAGGGGGAGGAAATGGATCGTGGCGAAGCTCTCGGTGACGGTGGCGGCGGGTTCGGACAGGGTCTCCACCAGAGGCGAGTTCATCGAAATCTGATGTCCTTTCTGAATGGGGTCTCCAGGTGTACATTTGTCCTGGGTTGGGGATGATATACCCTGCCATTGAAACACGGGATATGGAATTTACAGGTAGCATACAATTCGCTGACGAAAGCTCTTGGCTGACGCTGACCACGGAATCGGATGACACGGTGACGATCTCCGTCAGGCTCAACACCTTTGTCCCCAATCAGGAGGCCATGAGTTTTGAGGTGACTCCAAACTCTGGCATAGTACGGTTGCCGGCGGGGGAAATACTCAGGGTTCTGAGAGGCAACGGCGTCGGGATGATTACAGGAGTATTCTCAGCCACGCAAGGCACGTCGTATTGCTCGTACAGTTTCAGTGTGCTGCCTTGCCGGATGTTCGCCTACAAGTCGCTTGCCGCGACCATATTCACGACAAGGCCGGAAAAATCTCCTGTCTATGTCGGAGCCGAAGACAGACTCTGGTTTTACAGGATGGCGGGTGATGTCTCCACCTATGTCAGATTTAACTATCTTGCCGGAGGCTCATCCAGCAACTACGAGCTCAGTCCCACGTATAGCTTTAATCTGAAATATTATGACCTTGACATTTCCGCCGACACGATGCTGGCGACCGCTTCCGCAAAGGGGCTGGACGTGTCAAACATAGTGTCCTATGATGTTTGGATAGAGTGTTCCGGAAGCAAGTCAACGGTATATTCTTTCGACATCAAGAGGATGCGGTTGCCGCTGAAGACGTACCGCTTCCTTGGCCGCCGCGGAACGTATGAATATATTCATGCGACAGGTAATTTCAGCCGCTCGATAGAGTCTGAGACACAGGTGTTCGTGACTTCAGGGATAGAGCAGGAGTTGGAGAATGACTATTCGAAGACCTACGAGCAGAACTCAGGGCTCATCGAGAGTGTCGGGATGAACGGGTACTGGCTTGATTTCCTCGCCGCAAAGAAGAGGTACATCATCGAGAAGAACGGATTTGAACGTGAGATCATCGTGGACGAGTTCAAGACTTCGCTGACGGATCGATCCGTCGGAAGCCTGACGTTCAGGTGGCATTATGCAAACCCTAATAACACTGTCATTGGCAAAGTGGACATCGACATCACAGGACTTGGCATCCTCGGGCCGTCCACCGTGAACGACGTAAGCAACACGGCGCAGTTCCAGGTGACATATTCACCGTCGAACACGACACAGCGGAGCATAACCTGGAGTGTGGTGAGCGGTTCGGACTATGCGTCCATCGATGGCAACGGGAAGCTGACGGTAAAGAGTAACGCAAAGGGGAACGTGGTCAAGGTCAGGGCGACAAGTACAGACAAACCAAACGTCTACGCCGAGAAGTCAGTGAACGTCACCTATTTTTCGGCTGAAGTCAGCATCAGCTTCCAGAAAGACAGCATAGAGGTCGAGGCAAAGGCCGGCACCGTGACAAACACGTTCACCACGACAGGACTCACCAACCTTCGGGTGTCCGCCTCTGGAGGGATGACCATAACCACGGGGCCGTCGATCACCGGTTACCTCATCGGGTTCGCCTATGCGGAGAACACGGGCAATTCGGCGAAAATGGCCACGGTCACCCTGACAGGAGACAGAACGGACGGCAAGGGAACCTTCTCGAAGTCGTTCACGATTGTGCAGTCGGCGGCAAGGGCCGCCACATGGTCCCTCCCGGCGACGCAAGCATTTGAGGCGGGTGGCGACGGAGCGATTTTCACGATAACGGACAAAGACAGCGCCGGCTGGAGACTGACGCTTCCGGACTGGTGCCTTGTCAGCGACGGGATTACCGAGGGATCCGGAGACCGCGACACCGACCTGGTGGCAAGGGCAAATGACACCGGCTCTTCAAGAACCGGCACTGTACAATTGGTAAGCACTGATGGGAATACTGTCTATGCTACTTGTACCGTAACTCAGGAATCCAAGATCCTGCTTTCTTGGGATGTTCCTTCTACATTCCGCTTTGACAGTCTGGGGCAATCAGAATCGAGTCCCGCTGGGTTGGAGTTCACCCTTAACAACCCGGACAACTTAGGTTTGACGATTGATGGGCCATCCTATGTCACCTTTACCTATTCTGAAGACGGAACATCTAAAACTGCAAATTTACCATTCAGTAGAGGTGATCGTAACATAACTCCTATGTACATACAGCCAGATGTTAATGGCACTGCTGAGAGAACCTTTGATTTGAGTTTGTTGACAAGTTCAGGGGCTGTTATTGCAACTTGTGAATGTACACAGGAGGCAGATAATTCCATGAATTTCGCCACCGCGCTGACGCTCGACCCCTCGGAGGAACGATAACCAAGAACTCAAGCATTAGATATTAATGAATATGAATTGCGCATACAACGAAAAAAACGACATTTTCCATGTCGTCAGGGGGAATGATTTCCCTATCAGGATCTGTCTTTGGTCGAAAGGACTGACGTTCGGCCAAGACAGAGCCTACGAATTGGAGGACTGCTCAGAAATAATGGCGAAGGTGGTAGGTTCCGACAGGAAAGTCGCCGTCAAAGCACGGTTTGTCACGACCAACGAGATCAGAGGACTCGTTGAAACCGGCTCTCTCCCGATAGGCGACTATGGGGTGGAAGTCGTTTTCGTCAATGGCTCCGGCATCAAGAAGAGGATACTTCAGCACGGAGTCATAAGGGTTGCCTCATGCAACGATGCTTCCGGGGTTCAGGAAGACAGTTGTATTGTCAATCTCTATGTGGATAAAGAGACATCGGGCGGTGGAGATGTCCCTGATCCCACACCAGGTGAATCCTGCAAGCCTGACTCCGAACTTTCTGAGACCAGTGAGAATTGCGTGCAGAACAGAGTCGTGACAGGAGCCATAAGGGAGCTGCAGGACTACTGCTTCCCGACTTCACTTGAGGCTTCCATCTCGCCGTCTTCGGCAGAATGGACAGGTAACTCAGTAGAGGTCAGTGTATCTTTCAGGGTTCTCAGAAACTCTAAGCCAGTAGTAGCTGACACTGTCCAGATCCAGTTCAACGGCGAGACTAAGACCCTGGAGAATGTAGCGGAGGGCTCAGAGAAATTCACTCTCTCTACTCAGGGCTACAAATCTGGCTCAGTCACTGCTAAGAAGGGTTCTACTACTATAAAGAACTCACCAAGGTCTGTCAGTGCTAACCTCTATCTACCAGTCTATTATGGATTCTCTAAGGCCACCACAGGAAATGAGTTGACTATCACTTCACTGACTAAGGGAGGCTCTTCTCTCAATGGTACCAAGACTCTCACCAATGATGATGCTACTAAGTACATGTGGCTCTGCGTCCCTAACACCATGTCAATCAACAAGGTTACATCTAGTGGTTTCGATGTTCCGTTCTTGGCTCCAGTAGAGGCTTCTACTCCACTGGGAACCTACAAGTGCTATCGAACTAAGGATCTTCCTGGTACTGACCCTATGACCATTGTTATCTCTTAAAACTTAGAATATCATGGCAGATTATATCAAGATCTATGGCGAACTAAGACGCCCATTAGGGGGCCAATATGTCACAGACTCAGATCAGATAAAGCACAAAAATGAGACCGTAAAACAAGTACTGGATAGACTAGATGGTATCACCTACGTAGATGTCCCAGAGCTCGAGGACGATTACATTGTTCAGGCAAGCGCATCTCACAAAGAGACTGTCTATACTATCGAAGTGGGAGCAACCATTCATGCTATCGTGGGTGACTCCACCATTAAATGGATGAACGGAGAGGCTCCTGTCACTCAAGCTGATCACATATATGTGATCTCAGTGATCGGGTCTCTGGCTGTCTGGGGAGAATTTCCAAAAGCCTAAGCTATGAGTGTATTTAGAGCTCTGATGATGCATAAGCATCAGCCTCTGAGAGAGTTCATCAAACTTGTTCCAGAGAACTTAGAATTCCCGGACCCGGGGAGCACTAAAGATCTAACCATAGAGTCTAATGCTTCATGGACTCTTGGAGTTAAACACAACGACGAAACACCTAACAAAGGCTAATTTATTAATTTCTTAAAAATCATTAAAAGTATGGCAAAACCGAGTTGGATTAAACTGGGCAAGAGCTCAGGTTCCATAAACGATTCCACAACTGTTACCGCCCTTGAGTACACGGGCCGTCAGCAGAGAGGTGGAACAATTACCGCTAAAACAACCGGAGGTGCAACCGACACAACTTCCGTTTCTCAGGCCGGTAAGGCTGAGTTCATTAATGTGCCGACCAAGACTTACAATGCCGCTGCAAAGGGTAGCAACTCTGACGGTTCTGACACCATTCAGATCACTGGTACCGCAAATACGGCAAACATCAAGGTGGCAGAGACTACGGGCAAGATTATCCCTGGGGCAGCCTACAAGATCCAAGTCAACGCAGTCAACGATGATTCTTGGGATGGAAAGACTGACACGGGCATTGATGGCGACCCTGGTAAGGATGCGGAATTTACATTCACTATCGACATTAAAATTCCGGAGAACAAGACCGAAGCTGCCAGAACACTGGAGATTAAGCTTCAGAATGGTAACGGCGATGTTGTCACTGATGCTATCGCCATCATTCAGGCCAAGGGTGTCAAGTCTTATGGTGCTGTTACCCTCACCGTGGGTACTTATCAGCAAATCCCTGCTGCCGGTGGTACCGTTGATGCCCCTTCTGTTTCCTTCTCCCAGCCTTGGGGATGGAACGGTGTTACCTCGGGGGGTGGCGCCATTACTACCGGTGGCACTGTTGCTTATGCAACTAAGACCGGATGGCCTTCATCTCTTACCCTTGCCACAGCTACGGGTCAGGTATCTGCGGAATCTCGTACAACCGTGGTTGGAGACGTGATTTCAGGCACTGTAACTATCACTCTCAATGCTAATGGCAAGTCTGCTTCCGAAGAGGTTTCAGTTAGTCAGCAAGCCAATTCCGTTACTTATGCAGTTACGGATGTGACACTGGCTGCTCCAGCTGACATCCCAGCTTCCGGAGGTTCAGTATCTTCTACTACGGTTACAGCCAAGGGTTCACAGACTTACACCTCGGGTTCAGTCACCAGTGATGTTGCCCTCACCAACGGCTCTGATGATTGTACCATCACCTTTAGTGAGGGAGTTTCAGCTGCTTCACTTGGTACAACTGTTACCAACAGAACTAAGAAGGGCACTCTCACTGCTACGGTTACTTGGAAGACTACAGCTACCAAGTCCGCTTCTGTAGATGTATATCAGGCAGCCAACACCGCTACTTACGGTGACATCACCTTTGACTCTGCCGTTGCCACAGAGGTTTCACTCAAGGCTGACGGTACCCAAAGCCGCAACATGACCGACAACTCCAATGTTGGAGCCAAGCAGACTGTCACCTATACTTCTGGCGCCACCAGAACAGAGGCCAGCACTACTGCTGCGGTTGTCTTTGATCTCAGTCCAAAGGTCAAGACCGTTGCAACTGGGTTTGCTCTCTCTTCTGACGGCATCGTCTCTGTTGGAGCCAACCCTACTACGGAGCCTCGTGGAGGCTTTGTAGTGACAGTAACTGTCACCGGCGAGGGCAGCAAGACTGCCACCAGAGACTTCACGTTTAGTCAGCAGGGGTCTTCTTCCTACATCAACCTCACTCCAGAGAGCCTCACCTTTGTGGCTGCCGGAGAATCCAAGACGCTCACTATAGAGTCAAACGACAGCTGGACTCTTGAATAAGACTGTCATAAGGTGGGAGGGGGCGAAACCCCTCTCATCTTCTAATTTATTCTAAAAACAGAATCATCATGGCAAAACCAAGTTGGATCACTGTAGTATCTGGGTCTACAGGAAGTGGCTCAGGGACAAGATCACTAAAAGCAAGCTCCCATACTGGAAGATCAAGCAGATCAGGCTCTATCAAAGGAGTTACCTCTGGTGGAGCCTCTGATTCTGTAGTTCTCTTACAGGTTGGAGCTGGTGAGTTTATCAGGGTAGACAAGACTTTCTATTCTGCTGCAGCTCTTGGTGATACCGTGAAAATCACTGGCACCAGCAACTCACCATCTCTGAAGCTGACTAATCTCACTGATTCATCTTTACTTTCAAACTTTGCTCTGAAGGTGAACGGGACTGCCTATTCCTGGGACGGAAACGTCTCTCATCAGATATCTGGAGATCCTGGGGCATCTAGCTCTTACACTTTTGAGATCTCCTTTGACGTGGCGGAGAATCAAACTGAGTATTCCAAGAACATCACTTTCTGGCTCCGTGATTCGAGTGATCCTGGAATATCTTCTGAAGCCATCACCATTACCCAAGCGGCTGGTGAGAAGACCTACGGCACCGCAAGTGTCTATATGACATATTCTAATTGGAATATCGGCGCAGAAGGAGGTGTTGCCACCCCTTCTTACGGATTTTCAATCCCTTGGGGATGGAATGGCAAAACATCTGGTGGTGGAACTCTTACACAATCTAATTCTTCTCATTCTGTAAAATACACTTATTATACTGATCCTCCTGGTTCCCCTTATAACTGGACTTTAGACGAGCATACAGGAGAGATAGTCATGGATTCTCTGGGAAAGAACATCACTGATTCTTATAAGTCAGCCCGTATTAAGATAACCATTATCGTTAATGGTCAGACCTTAACTCATACCGATTTTGTAAGACAGGATCCCAATAAGGTCACCTATACTTTAAGCTCTGCTTCTGTTTCATTAGACGATATCCCAGCATCTGGTGGCTCAGCTGATTCACCAAACTTTATCTCAGCTTCAGGCAAGATTGATTATTCTTCTGGAGAATCCGATACTCCTTCTATAATATCTTCGGATGTTATCATTACGTTGTCTAAAACGGTAAACGGCTCGAATCTTGGTTCAACTATTAAGGCCAGAACAAAACTTGACACAGTTACAGCCACTATAACCTGGAATGGCTCTAAAGTAACCCAAAGTATTGATGTGTACCAACAGGCCAATCAAGTAACCTATTCATCAGTTAATGCTTTATCTTCTACTGTAATCATTCCAAAGACTGGTGGGGATGTAGATATAGCCGCTAAGGTATCCCCGAACCAGACAGCCACCTATACTTCTGGTGCTACTAGAACTATAATTGATTTTACCTATGAGTTCACATCAGTACCAAGTTTGGTAACCATTGATGAGCTTAATCTCAAGGCCACTGTTGGTAAGAACATCACGGGCCTAAGCAGAGATGATACTATTGAAATGAAGATAACGGGCGAGGGGAGCAAGTCAACTACAGCATCTATATCCTACCATCAGGAGTCTTTAGTTATGCCTTCTTGGGATGTTCCTGCTACATTCCACTTTGACAGCAATGGTCAGAGTGATCTATCCGCATCAGGCTTGGATTTGAATATCTCTGATCCAGATAATGTTGGTTGGACTATCGATGGTCCTTCTTACGTTGGCAACAGTTTAGTAAGTGGCGACCCGCTACCAATAAGTGGTACCGGAAATAAGAGCTTGTCTCTGGCACCTGATGTTAACACTTCTTCAGAGAGAACCTTTGATCTCGTTCTTAAAGCTTCTACTGGAGATGTAATTGCCACTTGCAATTGTGCACAGGATGCTTCTGCTGAACAAGCTCACATTCTCACTATTACTCATGAAGTTTGTGGTAAGTTGAATGTCGCTTCAGGCGATATCACCATTTGCGTATCACCATTTGGAACTCTCGATAATTTTAATGGAGATCATATTGAATTAGGGACAAATGATTATGTAAATGATAGCGTTCTTGGTCTATCAGTTGCGCACTCTGTTATAGAACAGCTATCTAGTAAGTTAGATGAAGGTGAGTGGATGGGTTACAACTACCTCTACTTCTGGGTTAAGAATGGAAGTACCCAAGCTAACGCAGTTCCAGTGTTTGGATCAACTTCTAAGACTCACTTTACCGATACTACTTTTGTGTTCTATGAGTATGACCTTATCACTTCTAATCTGAAGAATCAGCTGTCAAACTTTGCAGCTTCAGGAAATACAGACTCGATAGATCTCTCGGAGACTTACGGCGTGAACATGCTTTCTACCCGTAAGATGACCCTTACTGGCACATTCCCTGTGGCTTTTTCACAAGATTCTACAGGTTTTGATATGAAAGTATTCTTACGTCTTTATTACCATGCAGGAAGCGAGATATGCTATGCTCCGGTGATCCCTATTCAACTCTTTGACAACATTAACACTTCAACCGATTCAAACGGTATTATAATTAAGAATATAAGCTTCTATCGAGTTATACCGTTGACTCAGTCAACTAATTATATAATCTTTGATGAATGGGAGATATTCTTGATTAACAATGATAGTGTTTATAACGTAGTTTCGGAAGCCCATGATGGACATGCGAATTTAACTGTAGAGCCTAATTTATACAATATAGATTTTGGATTCTCAGTAGGTACGAGTCCTGATAATGATACTGTGGTTGCTGGTGATAAGTGGTTAGCTCCGTTTGATGAAGATGCTGATCAATCTTATGCGGGCTGGGATTTTGGATCCTTGGATAATGATTGTACGATGGTTGTTCGTGCTGCCACCGGTGAATCATGGATTGCCCAATTTAGCTAATAGTCAAATTTGAAGGAAGATTGCCAGAATTTATATGTACCTTATAATCTGATATGATTGTAATTACACCAAAACAAAGACATGATCATCGACATAAATAGTTTAACCATGATGGACAGTTACTACGCCCACATCCTCTCGGACGAGGCTTCCGCGGGGAGTGTCGTGGTCGGCACGGGCTTATCGGCCACACTATTGCTGTTCTTCCAACAATCTTTCGTGCGGATGCTGCCATATCTCGTCATAGCCGCCGTGGTCATCCTGATCGACCTCGTGTTCGGCATCCGAGCCGCCCGGCGCAAGGGCGACCAGATCAGGATAAGCCGGGCGATACGCCGCACGGTCGGCAAGGCAGTGGAGTACTTCTGCTGGTCGGTGCTGGCCTCCAGCCTCGCCGTGGCGACGGGCTACACGGTTATAGAGACCGGGCTGATGCTTGTCGTCATAGGCGTGGAGCTGATCTCCATCGCCCAGAACTGGTACTTCTGTCGGTTCGGACGTCAGGCAAAGGTAAAGGTGGACGCCGCCAAGGTCATCGAGGCCGTGGTGCAAGCAAAGACCGGGGCGAACATCGAGGGGGCTGTCAGCATTGAGAAAGGAGGCGGAGCCGTAAAGGGGGTAAAGGATGATGGGAACAATCAGTAAGGATTTCAGTTACAGAGAGTTCGAGACCTCGCCGACGGCGGAGCGCAAGGGCATCTGCAACGTGATCACATCGTTCGATGTGCGTGACGCGGTGAAGGAGCTGACGGAAAGGGTTCTCCAGCCTCTGCGTGACATTGTCAGGAGGCCGCTGCGGATAAACAGCGGCTACCGATGCCCGGAGCTCAACAAAGCGGTGGGAGGAGTCCCGACCTCGCAGCACGTCAAGGGCGAGGCGGCCGACATCGCGGCGGAAGACCCCCACGCGCTGGCTAAGGTTGTCAGGGACACGCCGGAGATCTGGAGGGAGGTGGATCAGATGATCCTCTATCCGTCATTCGTACACATCAGTCACCGCAAGGGAGGGCCGCAACGGGGACAGCTGCTCTATAATAGACGATACAAGGGAGAAAGGTTCTAATATTCAAAGAATATGAAAGATTTTATTAAAGTATTACTTTACATCTGGCAGTTGCCGCAGAACTTGCTGGGATTGCTGCTGTTCCGGTGGTACGGACACGACGATGCAATCAGGGGCGAACACCGCAGAGCAAAGGTGCTATATTCCCAAAAGATGAGAGGCGGGATCAGTCTCGGAAAGAGGATAATCCTGCCTCTGAAGTATGCCGGGCTGTCAAACTCCTATGTGCGTCTGACACTCGACCACGAATGGGGGCATACGAGGCAGTCGCTTTATCTCGGATGGTTGTATTTGCCTATCATTGGTATTCCGTCAATTACTTGGGCTTGGCTGCATTCTTCATTCAAGAGCTTTGGCACCATCAGCTATTACTCGTTTTTCACGGAGCGGTGGGCTGACAGGCTCGGAGGCGTGAGGCGATGAAGCCGGGGTGGATCCTTCTGCTTGTCGCCGCGCTGGTGGCGGCTGTCTCCGTCCTGAGCTGGAGGCTGGGCTACCACGCGGCGGTCGCCGAAGCCATCGAGACACCCAAGGCTGATACCCTGATCATAAGGGACACCGTCACCGTCGAGACCCCCGTCCCCATCCTAACCACCATCACTGACACACTCCTTGTCGCCTATCCCGACATCGTGATCATACACGACACCACCTTCGTCCAGCTCCCCAAAGAGCGGAAGGAATATTCCGGCAAGGACTATCGTGCGATAGTGTCCGGCTACCAGCCAAGCCTCGACCAGATCCAGGTCTTTCCGGAAACGAAGACAGTCACCAAGATCTTTTCCGCGCCGTCACGAAAAAGACACCATTGGTCAGTAGGCATCCAGGCCGGTTACGGCATAACCTTCCAGGACAACCGCATCACCCCGCTACCCTACATCGGCGCCGGTCTCTCCTACAGCATTGTCGAGTGGTAGTAACGTGAATAAATGGTTAGAAATAGGACTCGTGGTGACGGATGGACTCGTTGGCGGTGCGGGTCTCCAGAGGGGTGTAGAGGTCGGTCATCTGGAGTGAGTGATGGCGGGCTTGGTCACGAACAGAAAGGAGATCGGTGCGGGCCTTGATCAGATCCGTTATGCCGGTGTCCTTGAGGCTGTAGAACTTGTACTCGGAAGGGAGCCTCAGATCCTTCTTCAGATGGTAGGTCCAGAAGTCTCCGAAATGCTTAGCTGGATGGTGTGCAGGTCCAGGACGAAAGCCGGAACTAAAAAGATACCAGTCAGCGGGGCTTGACAGCACATCGAGGTCGAGCATCAGTTTGAGGACACAATCAGGGAGGGTTACCACGGCATCCTTCCGGTTCTTTGAATATTCGGCCCTGACGGAAATGGTGCCTCCCTTTACCGAAATGTCACCGATCCTGATGTGGCTCATCTCCTTAGGGCGTATGAAGCAATAATAGAGAACATAGCAAGCCAAAAGATAGTGGCGGTTGCGGTCGCTGCAATATTCACGGATGGCAAGCATCGTCTCCTTCGGGATGACGGTGCGGTTCTTTGCACATTTGCGCTTACCCTGAACGGCAGTAAGATTCGCCGTGAAGTCCTCGCTGATGTAGTTCTTCTCCATAAGCCATCCGGCAAAGCTGCGAAGCCAAGAGAGGTAATTGTCTCTGGTTCTGGCAGCCTTCCCGCAATCAAGCCATAGCCAGTCGAGAAACTTCGAGACAACTGATGACTTTAATTGATAGACATAGCACACCGGTTTGTGTTGTTCGCTGTTCCAGCCACGGAACACGTTCAGGAACGAAGTGTAGCCATTGTAGGTCTTGACGCGCATGATGTCCGATTCCGTCAACTTGTACAGATAGCGGTAGTATTTCTCACAGACATCATCAAAAAGAGTGTATTCCTCCGGATTGTTCAGGGACAGGTAGGGATTCCATCCTTGCGAGAGCTGGTCGTTGATGTTGATGACCATGTCGTTGGCGTACCTTCTGCGGGCGGTCACGCCTTTTATCTTAGGCACAGACACCCTCTTTCTTCTCATGCGACCGGTTTCCGGATCGAGGCAATAGAATTCAACATACCAACGCTTTCCTTCGGCGACCTTTGCCGGAATAAAGCCATTCGTCGTGCGGAGACTTGAAGACATTTTTTTTGTTGGGGAAATTTTTGAACTCCCCAACAAAGGTTTGACAGGAACCGGCTCAGACAGCGAATTTTTTTGGCGCAAATCTGGCGCAGTATTTTTGACAATTTTGCCGCAATTCCTTGATTTACAAGAAGTTGCGGCAAATTCGTAGCGGGGGG